GTTCCGGGTGATGAATCCGGAGGTACGGGGCGCCTGCCGACCGGAGAGGGTCGACGGCGTCCATGTTACGCGTCCGGCTGATCGACTCCAGCCGCCTGCCAGGCCTGCCTGACGGCCTCGGCCTCCTGGTTGACGGCCTTGCGCAGGACGTCAGACACGGTCCCGCCCCATGTCACGCACAGGACGTTCAGGTCTTTGCGCATCTGGTCGTCGATGCGCGCAGACGCCTGTCTGCCCAGCTTGGGCAGGTCATGCGCCACTGTCAGACACCTCCTCGGAGATGGTGAAGGCGGCCACCATCAAGGCCGCGTCGTACCCGTCTTTGAAGAGCTGCCGAGCCTTGAGGGCGGGCACCGTTGAACGCAGCGCCATGACCTTCTCCGCCAGCTCGTGGGCGTACGCGTCCAGGTAGGCGTCCAGGCGGTATGACGTACGACCGCTCTCGAAGAGGCGATGCATGGCGTCCCTGGCGCTCACACGGCACGGAGCCTCTGGGTTCCGTGCGCATGCGGCGCAATCCCCATCGCCGTCCGTGTCGTTCACGCAGACGCTCACCCCTGCTCCTCCGGCGGGATCAGCTCCCACTCGCCCTGACGGTCTGCGGGAAGCTCCGGGACCGGGGGGACGATCCCGGCCGTAGCGGCCCAGCCGTTGGTGACAGACCCGGGCTGGGCCTTCTTCATGGCCATGGCCTCCTCCTCCGTGACCTCCACCATGCGCGGGTGCGCCGTCTGCGCCATCCCCAGCGCGAAGCCGGGGAGTCGCTCGGGCAGCGGTGGCTTGCCCTGCTCCTCCACGAAGCGCACGATCAGCTTCATCTTGGCGAGCAGCTCCCATTCGGAGTCGCCCGGGTTCAGGGCCCAGATGGCCTCCATGGCCTCGGAGGCCCAGGAGAAGCGCACCGTGCCCTTGGTCGTCAGCTTGAGCATCAGTCCTCGTCCTTCTCGGAGATGTCCCAGGTCCAGCTGTCCAAGGTCGCTTCGGTCCGCGCCCCATAGATCGCCTGCATGATCGTGTACATCTCGGCCTTGGTGGCCTCTCGATCGCCTTCGACCTCGAAGACGAGGTCAAGGGAGAGCTTCACTGCGTCCCCTCCTTGTTGATCACGGGCAGCACGCTGACGATCCCCGCTACGGGGCCCAGGTGGTGCTGGATGACGAGGGCCCCGTCCACGGCCCTCACGGTGGCGTCACCAGGAAGGGCCACCTCGAAGAGGTGGCCCTGGACGGAGTAGGCAACGGCGTACGGAGGACGCCGCTCGGGCTGGGGTGGGACGCAGCCAGAGCAGCCCACGCGGTCACAGGCGTAGCACTCGCGGATGGGCTGGCCGAAGTCGTCCACGGCGACCTCCGGCGCGGCCTCCTCTTCCTCCTCGGGCGTGAGGGGCGGCTCGTCCCCCAGGACGGCGTCCGGCCCTATCCAGGCCCTCATGCAGGCCTTGCAGTGCGACGGGGAGCTGAAGTCGTGCGCCTCCTCCTCGGGCTCCTCGCGCGGCTTCCAGCCGCACCGCGCGTGGTCGCAGCGGAACTCGGCGCAGTCCAGGCAGTTGTCACCCATGCATGCGTGGCCGTTGGCTTTCGGGTGCCAGTTGCGGGAGTGCCCGCAGGTACACATCAGGGCGGGCTTCTCGGGCTGACCGCAGAAGCAGCAGCTCTTGCCGTTGCCATGGGCGAAGCAGTGAGGGCCGTCCCCGTTGGCCCGGCACTCATTCGATGAGCGCTCGGAGCCCTTCGGCTCCTTGCTCTCGGAAGATGTCATTGCAGTCCTTGCCGTTGGGCATGCGGATGGGACGGGCCCGGGTCTCCCGGGCCAGGAAGTTGGAGAATTTGCCCCCGGCCTTGTCGCCGTCGCCGAAGGCGTAGATGACCTCGAAGTCCTCAAGGCAGCGGCTGAAGTGCTTCTGCCAGGTATCGACCCCGGGCACGCCCACGGCCGGCAGGCCGGCCAGGGAGAGGCTCATGGTGTCGATCTCGCCCTCGGCCACGCAGATGAAGGGCGAGTCCTTCTTGAGGTCCAGGACGTTGAACAGGTTGGTCCCCGCACCCTCGGCGCTCAGGTACTTCGGGTGCCCCTCGCACTCGCGCGCCTCTGCGCACCTGAAGCGCAGGTTCACGACCCCGGCGGGGGTCAGGTACGGGATGGCCAGACGCCCGCGGTACTGCTCATGTCCGGCCAGGGGCCTCTGAACGACGCCCAGGCGGAAGAGCTGCGACGCCTGCTGATCGAGCCCACGGCCAGTGAGGTACTGCTGCGCAGCCGGGTCCCCGGCAAGATCCGCCTGATACTGGCTGACGGCCTGTTCGAAGAACCGGCGTTGCTCCGCGCTAAGCGACTGCACGCTTGCGCTCGCGGTACGCCTGGTCGCTAACCCGGCTACACGCCCTGCACCGTCGGTGCCCCGACGGATACACGTACGTGTTCTCGCTGCTGTACGGGTGGCCCTGCGGGCAATGGGTCTTCTCCCGCATATTGGACCCCGCACCGCCGCGGCGGTGGTTCTCCAGGCCGGTCACGGCCTCCAGGTGGAGAGGTGCGCAACAGTCCCGCCACCTGCACCCGTTGGCCTTCACGTGGTCGATCACGGCGCCCTCGGGTATCGGGCCGTACGCCAGCGTGTACGCCACGCGATGGATGAGCACCTGGCGGCGGGCCAGGTAGAACGAGGCGTATCCGTCCTCGCGGACGTAGCTTCGCCATCGCATACAGCCGTTCGCGTCCGGCAAGCTGACCTGCGCCCAGAACCTCTTTTCGTCCTTCTCTGTCAGTACGAGCGGCTTACCGCCGGCCCGGAGGGACATACCGGCTCCTGGTGGGTCGTGACTCGTCAGTCCCGGGCCGGGAGTACCGGGCCGGGCTGGCTGATTGCTTGACCTCGACCCCGGCCGTTGCGAGGATTTTCTCTGCCCGCTCTCGGGCCTCTGCACGGTCGCAGCCCTCCATCAGTTGTACGAGCTTCACCGCGGTGCCCCCGGCACCGCACGAGAAGCAATGGAAGACGCCCTTCTCCGTACTGACGGACATGGACGGTCGGCGGTCGCCGTGGACCGGGCAACAGGTCATCTCGTTGCCCCAGCGGCCCTCTTTCAGGTCGACGCCGTAATGGGCGAGGACAGGAGCTATAGCCAGCCCTGACTGGCGAGCGTCCGGATAACGTCGCGTCCCAGCTCGAAGTCCATGTGGATCCATCGGCAGACCTCCGGCAGCTTCTCTTCGGGCGTGAAGGACCGGTCTTCCAACCCGACCTGATAGGCCGGGATCCAGAAGTCCCACTTCGCGACGCTCTTGTACGGGACCTTGATCAGCAAGAAGCAGTTGGGCTCCCCGGCGTTCTCCATCTCGGTCAGCGTCTCGCGCTGCCACTTGGCCAGCTCGATCTTGACGGCCGCCTTGACCTCGCCGACCGTGCGAGGCACTCCCGCGATGTCGCCCCGGTCCTTGCTGCCGGACAAGGTACGTCGCTCGCAGGCCGGGAAGACCTCCTTGAGGTACCGCACGGCCGCGGTCTCCGCTGCGGTGCCTTTGGCCTTGCTCTTGGTGCTCACAAGCCCTCCATGAACTCGGCCAGGGCCTCATCCACCTGGTCATCGCCGTAATCCCCGGAGTCGCGCCACTCCACGGTGCGCCAGACCTCTGAGAGGGTCTGGGCGTGCTGCTCGGCCAGCTTGAGATGGTTCAGGACCATGCGCGTCTGGCGAGCCGCCCTGGCGGCGCCAGGGACGCGCTGCTTCTCCAGCTCCTGGAGCCTGTCCCGCATGGCCTCGATGTCCCCGCGCTGGGCCTCCAGGCCCCCGGCATGCGAGTAGAGGTAGTTGTACGATCCGCCGCTCACCAGCATCCCCTTGCGTGCTTCAGGGCCGCGACAAAGGCGACGGCGTGCGTAGTCCTCGGGAAGCCGAGGAAGACCCAGCCTTTGCGGGGGCAGTCGTGCGACCAGGCCCAGCCGCTGGGAAGCCTGTAGACCTGCGCCTTGACCCTGACGGCCGCGGGCCAGTTGGGCTCGTACTCCGGCAGGTCATGCGGCAGGCCCGTGTGGTTGTCACTCATCCGGATCGCCCACGTAGCGGGCGTACACGCGCGCCTCGCCGTTCACGGTGCGGGCCTTGGCCTCGAAGGCCCCTGCCGGCTCGTATGCGGCTATGGACCCCTTGCGCACCTGGAGGGCCACCGCACCGGCGGAGCCGCTGTGGGCGTAGACGCCGACGATCGCCCACTCTTCGGGCCGCTCGCGCAGTTCCCGGGCTGCATCGGCGTGGTGCCCCTTGGATGTCCCGTGGGCCGTCGGGGGCGGTCCCTCGAATTTCAACGTGCTCATGCTCTGATCTCCTGTACCGGGATGCCCGCCTCGCGGGCGAGGTCGATCGTGTGCCGCGTGCCGCGGCTGTCGAAAAGCGGGAAGGCGAGCACCAGATCGGCGCCCGCCTCCTTCACCATCTGCTCGTTGCGGATGGGCCCTGCTCTCTTGCCGAACTGCTCCCAGTCGGCCGGGTACCGGACCTCGATGCATCCGAGGTTCGCGCCGGCGGTCTCGTGCCAGTGATGAGCCGCAGCGTCCGCGCCCGTGGCGCAGGCGCCATGGATGAGCGTGAAGGGCCCGTGCTGGAGGTACAGCGTGGTCAGCTCGTGGGCGACCCCCAGGGGGTCAGGCCACGCCCTGGACCCTGTCACCAGAACCCTCACGACGCCTCCCCGTAGTGCCAGTTGAGGCGCAACACGGCGGGCGTATTCGACACGCATTCGCTCACTTCCTCGGTCCAGTTGCAGCGCTTGCGCTTGCAGCGCCGGGAGCGGAACTCGAAGACACCCGTCACGCCGACCGGGCACTCATCGAACTCGCTCTCCCACTTGCCCCAGCGGTGGAACCAGCGGCAGGTCACAGCTCCACCTGCTTCCGCTTGCCGCAGCGCTGGCAGGTGCGCCACTGCACGCCGACCGTGTACGTCACGCCCGTCTTGAGGTGCGTGCCCCCCACGTTCTCGACCGTCCAGCGGCCCCACTTGTGGAGGGGCCAACAGCGCTTTGCCTCCATCAGTTCCAGTCCTCTCCTCCGCCCCAACCCCCGTACGAGGGAATGTGGGGCACGTAGTCCCCGACGTAGGACGTCGCGGCGTCCAGCGTCATAGGGATGCGGATCTCGGCGTCAGCAGACGCCTTGGCGTGCCGGTTCTTCACCGGCGCCACGTGCAGGCCGCCAGAGGCGTCCGTACCGCAGGTAACGATCAGCTCGGGAATGGCCGCCACCTTGCCGTGGATGTCCGAGCGTCTCGGGCACGGCTTCTTGGTGCCCGGCGAGTCCGAGCAGTGGTGCACCAGCAGCAGATGCGTGCCCGTCTCACGGGCGATGACCTTGGTCTGGCGCATCAGGTCGCGCAGCGACCCCCACTCGTCCCCGGTGTCGTGCCCGACATCGGAGGCAATGTCGATGACGGTCTGATCCGGGTACCGGCCCTCGGCCTCGTGGTACGCGTACAGCCCGTGCCAGATGTCGTCCAGCGTGGGGTCGGGGCGGAAGTCCCAGCGGATGAAGTCGTACTGCGCCAGCAGGCGCTGGCACTTCTCCGGTTCGGTCCTCAGCCACTCCTCGGTGACCGAGGTGGTGGCCCGCTGGCTCTTGGCCAGCAGCCGCGAGGAGATCGTGTCCTGGTCGGAGTCCGTGGAGAAGGCGAGCGTGGGGACGCCCATGTTCACCACGGCGTTGAGCATGATCCGCGTCTTGTGGGAGCCGGGGATCCCGGCGAGCATCGACACCGACGCCCGCCGGAACCTGATCCCCGGCGCGACCCAGGACGCAAAAGCGGGCGGCAGCGGCTCTTTGCCGCTGGCCGCCCGCGTCACTGAGCGCGAGAGTGTGAGCAAGTGTTACCCGATCCAGTCCAGGACTCGGATCAGCAGCCAGAATCCCCCGAAGACGACGACCGGGTAAGCCAGCCAGAAGGCCGGCAGGTTCGCCGAGTTCATCTCGTCCAGGCGCTTCTTGTCGTAGTCCGACAGTCGATGGTCCATCACACCCCCTCTCCCCAGCGCCATCATGGCGCCAAGGAGAGGCTGAAGGGAAGTCATGGCCTAGGCGGGCATGGGCGAGAACATCGGGAAGGCGCCCGCGACCTCGGGAGAGACGTACCAGGCCTTCTCGCCCTTGGAGTTGAAGGAGTACGACCCGCCCTCGGACGGGCGGCCCTTGCGCAGCTGGTACTGCGCCACGATCCCGTCGAACTGGCCCTTCTTGGGGAAGGGCACGTCCAGGCGGTACCAGCCCGCGTTGCGGTACTCCTGGTTCTGCGGGCCCTGCTGGGCCGGAGCGCCCGCGTTCTGCCACTGCGCCGGAGCCGGGCCCTGCGGGGGCACCGGCGGACCGACCGGGTACTGCGCCTGGGGAGACTGCAGCAGCGGCATGGGCTGCACGGGCGCAGGAGTGCCCTGGGGGGCCGGGACCTGGGTCGCCTGGCCGAGGCCCGCACCGATGGCCACCTGGGCCCCCATCGAGCTGTGGGCCACGCCGATAACGTTGTACACGTTGCCCTCCTCCAGCTCCTGGAGGGCCGCGGTCAGCTCGGCCGCGGTGTGCGCCCGGACGGTGAGCTGCGGAGCCTTGCCCGGCGTGAAGTTGAGGCTGATGCGAGCCTCGGGCAGCGGTCCGTACTCCGGGTAGGCCACGGCCGGCGCGTCAGCGCCCCAGCCTTCGGCCTCGGTGTCGGGGCCTACGGTCTCGGTGGTGGTGTCAGTCATGACGCCTCTTTCATCAGGTTGAGCAGGTGTTCGTAAGCGGCGTATGCCTGTACGGGCATGGCGCCGTTACCGATCTTGTGAAGCTGGTCTTTCCGGTCCAGGCCCGGCACGCCCGTGACGTGACCGGGCGGGATGCCCATCAGCCACTCAGCGAAGGGGGCCGCCAGTCGGCGGCCCCCTCTGGGTCCTGTCTCTGTGGGCGCTGGTGCGGGAATCCCGCTCAGCTGCTCCCATCTGCGGATGGCGGGGAGGTACTCGCCCCACCACTCGGCAGGCGAGTGACAGCCGTCCGCAGGTTCATCCCGCCCTTGCGATTCGGGCTCGTCCCCGGGCCTCCCGTCCCGTCCGCCGCTGTCGGCGTGGGGAAGAAGGAAGGAGACTTCGTCGTCAAGGGTTGGTCCGTGCCCCCCCCCTCGACGCTTGTCCGGGTGCTGTGCCGACCCGTTCGTCCCGAGTTGCGCCGTGGGCGTCTTCAGGAGCAAGACCACCTCGTTCAGCGGTCTGGAGTTGACCCCATGCAGGTTCGAGGCGCCCGACCGCCAGTCCCTGGCGGTCGGCGTGGGAAGGCAGTTGACCACCATCCCCGGAAGCGCGTCGTACTTCCCCTTGCTGCTGCGCTGGTTCGGCCCACCGTGCGGGCCGTCGCTCGCCTTCGGCGTGGGGAACCGCGATTCCGAACCATCGGTCTCGCTGGTGGGCGGCTCCCAGGTCGGAAGCTCGAAGAGTCGTCCACCAGAGGTCATACCCGACCGAGGCCAGGTCTTCAGCGACGACATCGAGGCCCCGCGACCGGAGCGCCGCAACGTTCTCCAGGAACGCGTGACGAGGTCGTATATCGCGGATGGCTCGGCAGACGTCCTTCCAGACCCGCGACCACTGGCCATTGATTCCATCCCTTCGGCCGGCGTTGGAGGTATTGCGGCAGGGGAAGCCGGCCGCAATGGCGTCCACCAGGCCGGACAGCTGCGTGAAGTCGTACGTTGTGATGTCGCCGATGTTCGGCACATCGGGCCGGTGGTGCTTGAGCACAAGAGAGGCCGCCTCGTCGTTCTCCGCGACGTAGGCGACCTTGTCACCGGTCAGGGCCTCCACGGCCATATCAAGCCCGCCGTAGCCCGTGCATAGGCTCAGGATCGGCATCGTCCCCCTCGCTCAGTTCGAAACGGATACAACCCGGGTAGTGCCCGCACTGCTCGCAACACGCATCGCAGTCGCAGTTGGGGAGCACTAGTGCATGTCCGCACAGGCGGGATAGATCAGGTGGTGCGTCCAGCAGTAGTTGGGATCGCGCTGCGGATCGTCGTAGGCCACGGGCTCGTTCACGGAGCGCGCCCGCAGTAAGAACTTGGCCAGCAGGTCGCTGAAGCTCAAGGTGGCTATCACGGGTCCTCAGAAGGGTGGTTGGTAGCCCGGAGAATCCGGGTCGTAGAGATGGGCCAGGGGCCCGCCGCGGGCCGCGCAGGCGGCCTCCACGTCGCAGCTGAAGCACTCCTTGTCGAAGCCGTTCGCGGGGAACTCCCCGCGCTCCACCTGCTCCCAGGCCTCACCGAAGACGAGGCCCACGTACTCGGGCGTGTACGAGGTCAGGTCGAAGGGCTTGCCCAGCCCGCCCTTGCGGTTCATGAAGGGCACGCCGCTGTCCACGTCGATGCCGTACTTGGCCTTGAGCAGGGCGCCGTACGTGCCGAACTGGTCGGCATTCTTCGGCGCCCGCTTGCCGGTCTTCAGGTCCAGGATGTGGTGCTTCTTGAAGACCGGGTCCCAGAAGACCCGGTCCAGGTATGCCTTGATCTCCACCGGGCAGCCGGGGAGCATCCCCGACACGTCCAGCTCGATGGCAGGCTGCCCACCGGGCGTGGTCCAGATCTCCCAGGGGGAGCGCTCGCGCCAGTCGATGTACGAGCGGACGAACTGCGGCCCGAGGACGTTCCAGGCCGCGATGGGTTCCGCTTGAGAGCGGCGCCAGATGTTCTCGTTGGGCTCCTTGGCGCGCAGTTCGTTCAGAAAGCCCTCGAAGGCGTACGTCCACGCCTCTCCCAGCTCCCCGTTAGGGACGGTGCCCCTGTCCCACGCCTCGGTTACGGCGTGGACGGCGCTCCCGCCAGCCAGCCACAGTGCTGGACGCTTTGGCGCCTTGGCGACACGGGTGAGGAACCACGCCTTGGCGCAACGTTCGAGCTGCTCACGGGCGGAATGGCTGGTGTGCTTAGGCAGCTGGCCTGGCGGGCTCATCCGCCTCCTCCCTGCGCTTGGACATGATGATCACGGGCTGGGGGTGGTAGATCTGCACGTCCCTGCGGAGCACCCACTTGTTGACGTGGCCGTGACCGGAGTAGACGGTTACGAAGATCCAGACCCCTGACGGGGTCTCGCCCCGGTAGATCGCGTCTGACATGCGGCCGTTGTGCCGCACCCAGGCGTGCCGCCCGCCCGCCTTCGTCGGGAACTCCGGTCCCCTGGACCTCTCCTCAGGCAAGTGCAGGTCGATGACCTTCGGCTGGTTCTCGGTCTCGATCAGGTGAACGCGCCACTGCGTGGCGAGCGTCTCGGCCACGTTGTGCGGCAGGCCGGTCTGGAGCGTGATGTCCCTCCAGCTCACCTCGCCGTCGCGCAGACGCTGCACTTCCTTGCCCCAGCGCAAGCGGCTGGCCTCCGGCCACTTCTTGATGGCCCTGGGCATAGCGCGCCGTATGGCGGCGCGCTGGTTCTGGTCCAAGCCGCCCCAGACGCCGAAGTCCTCGCCCAGGGTGTCCCGGGCGCACTCCTTGAGTGCCGGGCATACGGCGCAGATCTCCTTGGCCTGGTCCCAGGCCTTCTGGACGCTCTGCGATGTGCGGCCGGCGGACGCGCCGTCGGCGAAGAAGAGGTGACGGTCCTCCCAGCGGCAGATGCTCCGCGCCAGCCAGCGGCGCTCCGGGTCGTAGAGCACCGTCACCAGCCCCTCGCATGGATGTACAGCATGGCCACCATGAGCCCGATCCCGGCTCCGACGAGCCCGGAACCGATGCTCCAGCCGAAGCTGCGGAGCTGCTCACGCCACTTCTTGATCACGGTCTCAGCGCCTCCCAGTGCGGAACTCCCGACATGACGAAGGCGGCCACGAGGGCCGCCAGGATGATCAGCTTGTGACTGCGAGGGAGCCTCACGGCTCGCCCCCCTCAGTGGTTGAGGCAGGGGTAGGGCCTGCCGCACCAGCACCAGCCATTGGCCACGGCTCCTCCTTCTTCTTGCGGCGGGTCGTGTAGCCGCTCTGGCTCCGGCCTGCGTTCAGGCCGCGGAGGTACGCGGCGTCGATGTGCCGGTCGATGGCGTGCAGCACCGCGTCACGGACGCGGTGGACTCCGACAGTCCCGCCACAGTCGACGTTGAATCCGATGGCGCACTCGACATCCGCGCTCAGCTCGGTCTTCCAGTCCGGTTCTGGCATGGTTTCTCCCACGCGAAGAGCCCCCGGTTTCCCAGGGGCTCGCGGTTGTTGCAGGTCAGGCGGCTGTCATGAAGGTGAGTTCAAGAAGGGTGTTGCGACTTCCCATCCAACCTTCGCGTTCCCCGTCACCTAGTTTGGACTCAATGGCCAGCGGTCGCAGGCTGACCTTGATCTCAATGGGGTCCGGCATCCAGACGGGACGCGTCTGCGCGTCCACCAGCAGGCCCATGGCCTGCTCCCAGATGCCGTCCTGGAGCCACCGGTAGGACTGCGTCTGCAAGGAGGACGCCGGGATGCCGTACTTCTGCGCCATGTCCTTCACCAGGGCGCCGCTGACGGCCTTCTCCAACAGGGCCTCGACCACCGTCCGGCGGTCCAGCTTGGAGCGGGAGCCGCCCATCAGCGGCTTGATCCGCTCCCATCCCCCGTCCGTCAGGACAGGCACGCCCCGGCCCGCCTTGACGAACCACTCCCGTACGGCGCAGGCCACACCCTTGCGCCGGGGGGCGCAGCGCATAACCTCGGCCCGCAGGCCCATCAGGTCCAGAAGCTCGGCCTTCTCGATGGGCTCGATGCGCGCAAGGTTCGCGCGGGCGGCTTCGGCGAGACGCTCGAAGCCCTGGACACGGCGAACGGTGTCCGTTGCTTCCTGCTGCCATGCCACCGTCTCCCTGCGCAGCTTCTCGAGAGCCTCCAGCTCGCTGTACAGCGGCTTGAGAGTGGCCTCCACGGCCTTCTCCGCCTCCGGGCCCCGCAGGCCCCTACGGGCCGCCTGACGGGCTGCCACGGGCAGCGTGACGTCGATGACGTCGCCCTGTTCGGCGATCTGCTGGTCCAGCTCCGCGATGCGGGCGGTGTGGTCCACGCGCTGGTCGGCGGTGGCGCCGATCCAGTCCTGGGCCATGGCCTTCATGCGCTCTGCGTCACCCAGGAGGGCGACGACGTCCGTCCAGACCTGCTTCTCCACCGCGGTGGCTTCCAGGTACGGGCACGAGCACTGGTCGCCGGCTCCGGCGTACGACTCCTGCCGGCTCTTGCACCGGTAGATGACCTCGGTCGGCCGGTGCTGGTGACCCTCGTACGTGTCGCCGCACGGGCTGACCATCAGCCCGGACAGGGTGTAGATGCGGGCGCCGGACTGGAGAACCCGCGGGCGCTCCTGCGCCGCGGCCTTCAGCTCCTCCGTCTGCTGCTCGGTGAAGATCTCCGGCAGGGTGATCGTGACGGTCTCCCCGTAGACCGGGTCTCCGTCCTGGTCCCTGAAGGCGGACTTCCCGCGCCAGACGATGCGGCGCTCGAGAACCGCGTCTCCGAGCATGCGGCAGCGGATGTTCTTGCGGCTCCAGGGCCGCCCGGAGCGGTTGAAGCGCTGCTCGCTGTTGAGCGTGAGGGCGACGGCTGTCCAGCTCTTCTTGGCGAGGAAGACCTCCCTCGCCCTGTGCAGGGTCTGGGACTCCGTTTCGTCCACGGCGTAGTGCGAGACGCCCTTCTTGCCCTGCTCGGCCACGCGGTACCCGAAGGGCACCGTACCGCCCGGGTAAAGGCCCTCCTCGGCCTTCTCCTGGATGCCGCCCTGGGTGCGCTTGCGGATCAGCTCGCGCTCGTCCTCGGCCCTGCCGGCCGCGTCGCGCATCCGCTTGCGGCCGTCCTGGGTCGTGTTGTCGTAGTCGCCCTCGACGATGGCGACGAAGACCCCGAGGTCTTCCAGCTCCCAGACCCAGGGCCAGAAAGCCCGGCCGGCGCGGCCGATGGCCCGCTCTTCGTTGACGACCACGACATCGAAGGGCCGCGGGGTCATCCGCGCGTCCTCCATGAGCTTCTTGACGTCCGGGCGCTCGTGCGCCTCCAGGGAGCCGCTGTAGCCCTCGTCCGCGTACGTGCGGACGTAGAGCCAGTCCTTCTTCTCGATGTGCTTCTTGGTCTTCTTGCTGGTGTAGCTGATCCCGTAGCCCTTGAGCTGCTCCTCGGTGGATACTCGGAGGTAGTCCACCGCGCGCAGCTGCCTGCCCTCTACAGCCCTTTGAGCTGTGGCAATGGCACGTGTGAGAGTCTTGCTCACGTCAGTCCCTTCGCGACTGGCAGACCCCGGGAGGCATGCACCGCTTCCCGGGGTCGTTCTTACTGCGGCAGCTTAGGCCGCTTCACTGTCAGGGCGTGGGGCAAACAGGATCTCCAGGATCCGGCGGTACGCCACCGGGTCGGGCTTCTCAGCACGCCAGGTGATGTCGATCTTCGCCTCCGGATCGCCGGCGAAGTGTTCTCTGAGCCATTCACCAGCCGCGTCGGCCGGTATGGCCTTGCCATCCTGCATGGTGCTCCTGGTGTCATGCCGCGGGGCGGCACTGGTGTACCTCTGCCTCTGGATCATGCAGAGGGCAATGCCGCTCGTACGTAAGTCCGCACCAGCGGCAGACCTCGGTCTTTGTCAGACCGCAGGCGCAGACCGGCCCGAAGTGCGGGGACCGGATCATGGGCAGTACCTGGGCGATGTCCTCCGCGGGGCCCTGGCCCCGGAAGAAGTCCCAGGCGTCCCGGCCGGCCCTGAAGGCCGGCACGAGCATGAAGCGGCCCTTGCCCGTACCGGTCTTGGTGTCCCAGGCCAGGTGCTGGCCCGCCTCGCGGGCGGCTGTACCGCCCTGTATGGCGGTCAGGAACTTCTCCTCCGTGTCCAGGGTGCCCCGGGCACGGAAAGGCCCCAGGACGACCGTGTGCGTCTCTCCCTGGGGCCCGTGCTGGATCTGTCCGACCACCGCGATGCGGTGGGTCGCGGATCTCATGTCGTCGATCCGGTCGGCGATGCGGGCCGGGATGCCCCCGGCCTTCTCGCCCTCCACCGATTCCACGACTTGCTTGGCGATGCGGTCGACCTCGTCCGCCCTGACCTTCTTGACGTAGTCCGTCAGCGCATCAAGGGCGATTTCGGCGACTTCCTCAGCCGATCTCTGTTCGTTCTGAGGGTCCATCAGGACCTTCGCCAGTGCGTCGACTTCGCTTCTTCTGGTCACGCAGCTCGTAGGCCTCCTTCCCTTCTCGGGCGTACTTGCTGACGGAGGTCTGACCGATGTCGAGCTGATCGGCGAGCTCTCGCGTCGTCAGGCCCTGCTCGGTGGCCAGGTAGATCCGGATCTTGGCTTCCTCGTTGGACTCGAGCGACTTTCGATACGACCGCTCGACGTCCAGGAGGACGACTTCTCTCACATACTCCGGCAAGTCGACTCTTTTCCTTGGCGGCATGTCTTCCCCTTGTCGATGTGGCTTGGCAGCAGTTCACGTGACCGCGAGAGGCCCGACTCTTGCTCCGGTAGTACGTGACTCAGTGCAACGTAGCTCAATCGACGACATGCCGAGTTGGACGCGGATCAGGAATTGCCAAACTCAAGCGCCCACTGTCGCCACCTGCGACGCAGCGGTTTCGCTCTGCGATGGCAACCACGGGCACGCCGCTGGAGCGTGGCCCGTGGGACGGCGAGAACGGCGCCTTTGCGCCGCCCTCCGCTGTCTGCCGTGATGATCACCCTGACGATGCGTGGGGTCAGCGTCCGTACCACCATGGCGTAGCTGGGCAGGCCCCGCCCTCTCGGGGCCCGCACCAGTACCGGTGTGCCGGGATGGATGGTCATGCGTCCGTCGGGGACGCGCCCTTCCTGCGGGCGCGCTGGGCCTTGAGGTCCGCGCCGAGCGCGGCCTTGGCGGGTATCCCGGACGGAGAGAGACCGAACATCCCGGCGATCGCGGCGTTCGAGAGCCCCTTCTCTTTGCCCTCGTGGATGAACACGAGGATGTCTTCGTGCGCCTTCTCCTCGGCGTCCTGGAGGCCCAGGGCGGCCTTCTGGAGTTGGCGCAGGACGGTCTTGGGTACTCGGCTGGTGTACTGGTTCGGAACGCTCACGCCGCGTCCTCCCTGGTGTCGTTCTTGAAGGTGAAGCCCACGACCGTGGGCAGTTCCTCGGAGGCCATGAACCGCAGGACCGTCAGGGACTCGCCGGTCACGTAGGCGTTCCACGCCTTGACGATCTGCGCATACATCGAGTCGCGCTTGTTGCCCTGACCCGTCATGGCGAATCCGCTGCGGAAACGGTTCCGCAGGTGAGCACGCGGGTCGCCCTTGCTCAGGTCGTAACCCGTACGCACGCCCTCTAGCCAGGAGGGGATCATGTCCCGGTGCTCCGTGCGGTCCGCCTGGGCGATCACGGCCAGGTGCGGGGGGCCTACGACCCCGGCTTCGTAGTGGCAGGCCATGACCTCGGTCAGGTGCCAGGTCAGCTCCGGCCACTCGCGGTGGGTGGCCAGCACTTCGGGGGTGGTGATGCCGTTGAAGTGCGGCATGCCCCAGCGATCGCCGTAGGCGAGCGCTGCCAGGTGGCGCGCTCCGGCGCCGACCTGGCTGGCGTACTTGCCGCGGATCAGGTGCGCCGCGGTGCGGCGGAAGCCCTGGTCCACGTGCTCGAAGATCTCGCGGGGCTCGTCCACGAAGATCCACCAGTCGAGCGTGGCCCCGGCGTTCGCCTGCGCCTTCAGGCGGTGCTGGCCCGAGATCACGTAGCCGTCCGTATCGAAGATCAAGCCCTCGGGGGTGCCCTGGCGCCACCGGCCGGCCTCCATGTCCGCCTGGTAGCGGGCGGAGACGGACTTGCTGAGGGGGCGGTTCTTCGGGTGGTTGCGGTACGAGAGCCAGGAACTGGCCATCGCGGGCGTGACGGGGAAGACCCCCGACTTCCGCGGCAGCGAGTGCGGATCGTTGGCCGGAATGAGCTCCTCTTCCGGCTCGGGCTTGCGCGGCAAGGTCATTGCCGGGCTCCTCTCCTCGGGACACGGGAAGCCCCGCCGGTCATCAGGCCGGCGGGGCGGTGGCCATTTGGTTTCGGTTCAGGCTGGCCAGACCCTTACAGCTCCTCCTGACAGATCTCACTTAGTTGGAGCGAAACTCACCGGAAGCTAGAGGGCCCAGGGCCCGCGCGAGGTGTTGGCCGTCCCTTCGGGGTGACGCAGCTGCCCGAAGGGGCTGCACGGCGTTCCTCGTAGCGTCTGCCACGCTTCCGTAGACCGAGCGGGGCTCGAACCCGCCACCTCCCACTGGGAGGGCTGCACCCGCAGTCGATCCGACACCGGGATATCGCCCGGTGCACCAGCCGCGGCCCGTCGGCCGCGAACGTCCCCTCGGCAGGATTTGAACCTGCGACCTCCTGCGCGGTGGCGCTCTGCCAGGCTGAGCTACGAGGGGGAGGCACCGTTGCGCGTCACCGGTGGTGCCAGACCGGCCGATCGGCCTCATGGGGGCCGACGCTCATCCGCCCCACAAGAGCGGGCATGACGAAGCCCCCACGAGGCAGTGTGGGGGCTTCGGTTCGGGAAGGCTCAGAGAGCCTTGACGGAGCGCACAAAGGCGCTCCAGGCGCCTTCTGTGACCTCCAGGATGGGACCGTGCTGGCGCTTGGAGTCCAGTACCGCTATGGCTCCGTCCGGTGCGCTGCGCGGGGGGAGTCCTGCGACTCCGATGCACTCGTCTCCACCGCTGGAGTACGAGGAGAAGAGGAACGGCTCTCCTCGATACTGTCGGGCAACACGGGGTTTGCTGATCGCCATGTGTTCAGCACCTCTCGGATGAATAGCCGCGTGGCTGTCTGGGACATGGCCACGCCCCCGATGTCACTGAAGGTCGAGTGGAGCTTGGCCACGTCCTCCGAGCGCGTGGAGTACCACGAGCCCATGATCGTCTCAACGTAGCCAACGCGGTGTTCCTCGTCCAGGGTGTACAGGCTGAATGAATCCGCCAGTCCTGGAGTGAAGCCCTCGGGAAGCACCTGAAGGATGATCTTCGCGTGTGCCGCAAGGCGGGACAGGTGGAAGAGCTGCTGTACGTGCACGCTGCCGTCCAGGTGGACGGCCTGCGTGATGGCGCGCTCCGAGATGACCACCCATACGTGGCTCAGGGCTTCGTCGAACGTCCTCTTGAGGAAGGCCCGCTGGCGGACCTCCTTCTGAAGGACGCGCCGGCGCACCTCCATGGTGGGCAGTCGCGGGTGCGCTGCCCGGATCACCGCGTCCGAGTACTGCGGCGTCTGGAGGTTCCCGGGAATCACCGAACTGCCCCAGATGCGGATGGTCGTGGCCATCGCGTCCAGGTCGGCCAGGCGGTTGATGTTGGACGGACCGGTGTCGCTCGCCTCAACACGGCCCATGCCCCGCTGGTCCGGGGCCCTTAACGCTCTGATCAGTTGCTCGGCGGTTTCCATGACATGGTTCACCTCTCCTCGAACCAGCGCCGGAGGCCCTTTCAGGCCTCCGGCTGTCTGTCGGTTATCCCTTCGCGCCGTTCACTCGTACGGGCGTGGTGCGCTTGAACGCGCTGTCCCGGTCGAACGTCTGACCACAGGTCACCTGCATGCACTTCCAGACCCCGGTCCCGAGACCAGTGGAAGTCACGTTCGTGGACCTGCACCGCGGACACTCCATGTCCCGCTCCTCTCCGTGTGTGCTCTTAGAGCACGTTGCCGCACTTGCCGCACACGTACACGTCACCGCTCTTGGTCATCGTGCCGCCGCACTCGCCGTTGGGGCACGTCATGCCCAGCGGGCGGAAGAGCCTGGGAAGGGACAGAAGGGCTTTCTTGATCCTGCTCACGTGTTCGCCTCCGTGAACCAATGCCGGAGATCCGGGCGGATCTCCGGTTTCTCCTCTTGCGGTTCATCCTCTCGCGCCGGACGGCGCTTGTCAGTCACTCGCTTGCGCTTGGTCACGCGTTGTTGACGCATTGCGACTCCCTTGCACCCCCACCCGGCGGGCTTCGCCACACCGCCGGGCAGGGGCTGCATGCTGATCAGCTGTCAGCCGGCTCGGCCAGACGCTTGCTGATCAAGTCCTTCCAAAGGGTGTTGAGCGTGCCGTACGCCGCGTCCTGGTCGTAGCCCTCGGGGAGCCGGTCCAGGACTTCCCGACTGACACAGCAGTCGCAGTCACCCTCAGCGTTGAACCCGTGAGAGACGTACGTGCCGTCGCTGCCCCCGGTGAGGCCGAGCTGCGCCAGCCCTACGCGGAAGTGCCGCTGTCCGCTGAGCTGCGCCGTGACGCAGCTCGTAGGGCTCTCGATGTCGAGGATCTCCAGGTCGATGAGCTGCTCCCACCCGGGGCGCTTCTCGTCGAGCAGGGCCGCGCCCTTGGCGACGCGTGCCGCGTAGTCGATCTCGATCATGCGGGCACCTTCTCCGCGGTGAACTCCGCGACGAACGCCGTCAAGGCCGCAAGGTCGTTGGTCTGGTGGAACAGCGCGCGGCGCTGCGTGTCGGTCAGCTTCAGGGCCGCCCCTGCGGCTTCCTGGATCTCGTGCGGCGCGAGGCGCTTGCCGTCGATCATCAGGTCACGGCAGATGTTGCAGCAGTCGAGCTCCGAGAGCTGCGCGCCCTTGAGGACGCGGAGAGCGATCCCGGCGAAACAGGTGGTCCAGCGGATCTGGCTCCACTCGCTCGGGTGCTCCTTTATGTACTCCAGCGTCTTCTGGAGCCCTTCGTTGTTGGCCATGTTCTACCTCTCCGTAGATCGTGGCGTGATTGGCCCGTGCGGACCGAGGCCTGCATGCCCACCGGAGAGGTGGCAGGCATGCAGACTTCCGCTCGCACGGACTTGGGGCGAGACCCCCGCCCCAAGGGGGGAGGGGCGGGACGGGGGTCTCTCATCCCGGCGGGGGGGTGCCGGGGGTCTGTGGGGTCAGGCGCCGTGCCGGCGCGTCAGGTACTCCAGGCTGTAGATCGCACCGTCACCGTCGCGGAACGGTCGCTGTCCCTTCGGTAGGTGGTACAGCCGCTCATGACGCTCGGGGTTGTAGTCGTCCAGGGCGTTCAGCTTGGAGTTGTACAGCGCCACACGTCGTGGCTCGTACATGTCCACATCCCGCATGGCCAGGCGCTCCCAGGGGCGGTTGTACGGGTACTGGGGGTCATGCGCCGATCGACGAGTGCTCATGCGGACGCACCGCCGTTCAGCGTGGCGTCGACGAACGGGTCGGCGTACTCGCGCACCGGCAGGCCAAAGTGCCGGGCAACCGCTGCGGCCATGGCTACGGCCTGCGCGGTTGGCCGCGCTGATTCGTCGCTGAATCCGTCGTAGACGAATCGCGTGCTCTCGGCGTCGGTGATGACGGCAGCCACGCCCATCAGTTCGGCGCGCGGGATGTCGTAATCGGTGGCGCCGTTGCACGACACGGCGTGAATCCACACCCGCGTGTGGCCCTCGCGCTCAGCCACCAGGTATTCGGTGGGCAGTGAGCGCCACGGCTTGTCGACGCGCACGCCGATGCCCTGGAAGGCCAGGGCATCACGCAGCAGCACGCCCATGTGCAGCTCGACTCCGGGGCGGGTCTTGTTCAGGGTCATGCTCATGATCTGCACCTCTCCAATGCAGATGGGTCACCGGCGGTTCATCAGGCCACCGGTGCGGTTCCTGCGGAACCAAGAGGACGCCCGTACGAGACGGGCGTCCGATGGCTCTTACAGGGGCTCAGTGCATCCTGTGGTGCCCGCACACGAACTGCGCGGGTCCTACCAGTGCCAGGATCAACGGGACGTCCCAGAGGGCCGTCAGGAGCGCGTGCACGGTCACGACTTGAAAAGCGTCATGGCGTGGCGCTCACCGTGCAGGTACGAGCGGCATCCCTCGCACTGCGACGTGCTGTAGGTGTTCGTCTCGCAGTCGCACTCGTAGTTGTCCGGCGCGCCGTTGTGGATGCGCGTCTCGCAGTCCTCCGCGTGCTCGTCGTAGGCCATGCCCATGGCCACGGTGAACGGCGCCTCAATGGCGCTCAGCGGCTCTTCATCGTGCGGGCCGTACAGGTCGCTGCACGAGCCGCACTCGCCGTTGGCGTGGTGCAGCATGCAGTCCTGGCAGACCCAAATGGTTCCGTAGTTCTCGCTCATGGTGTGACCTCTCCATCAACCATGGGGCGCACGGTCATCACTCCGTGCGTGCTCTCATCCGTAAGAGCAAGGGGACGCACCCCGTGGGATGGGGTGCGTCCGATGCTGCGGCGGGTGATCAATTGGTCCTGCGGGTGATACGGAAGCGGCACCATGCGCCGCGGATGCGGGCGCGCAGCTTTGCGTGCCAAGGGCGGGCCTCCCACTGCCGATAGAGATCGGCAGCACGGGCGACGATCATGTCCTCGTACTCGCGTTGGTCCATGATCAGGCGTCCCGCTTTACGGGCGTGCCACCGCCGGCCCGACGGGCGGCAGCCAGAGCCTCGCTGTGAGTGGCGTACGGGCCCCGCTCGCGGCCGTTGGGCAGACGCACCACCCAGTGGGCGCCGGGCGCCTTCAGGCAAGCGCCCTGGTCTGTCTGGCAGTTACGGCATGCGCAGTTGGTGTAGCCGCTCCCGGTTCCGCTCTGCCGCATGCCCAGCGGCAGGTTCCGCACCAACGCGCTGTCTGCCGCAAGGTGCGCTACGGGCGTGTGCTTGTTCTCGCTCATGATCAGCCTCTCCACTGTCATGTGATGACTCATCAGGCCGGCACGGCTCATCACGTCCGTGCTGACTTGACGAGTGACGGGCCGCCGGCTGCTCGCAGCCGCCCCAGGGGGAATACACCTGGGAACGAGCGCCGTGGTCCGTCCCTCATCCGTAGGGCTCTAGTCCCTACGAGACGCCACCTGTGCCTACCGGAGGTTTTCCCAAGATCCCCTTGGGCATTTCCGGCGCCATGTCCTGGCGTCCTGCCCGTGAGGTCATCGGCGACTGCCGCCTCCAACGGGGCCCTGCTCCAACCAGCCGGGCTGTCCAGAAACTCAGTGGATACCGAGTGGCGGATGCCCTTGGGCTGTCGTGCCGTCGTACCGTTCGAAGCCTTCGAACGCCTGGTGAACACCAGGTGAGCGATGCTCCGGGGTTCCTCCCGGTTCCTCCGCGTTTGCGGCGGTCCCGGTTGGGAGTGCCAACACTGCGCCCTGATCGCGTTCGCGGTCAATAGGTTCACCGAAGATTCTTCAAGATCTTTCCGAGATGCTCTATGACCTGCACGAATGAGGGCTGTTGCCTAAGAGGCATGTAATCGTTCACGCGCTCATGACTGAGCACGATCCCGGTTCCGGAGTGCTCGTTCCCCATCGGGTCGACTTGTGAAGATTCGGGCGCAGCGCCGGCGCACACGTGGTGTGCACATGGATATATGCACGTCACAGCAGGTGCAGGGGCCACACACAGGGTGTGGCAAGGCGTGCGCATGTCAAGGCTCGAACAAGACACGGTGACGAGAGCTGCGCGCTTTTGGTGCTCCAGCGCAACGCACTGGCGTGCGTGGGGCCGGAGCGCAGGTGACCGGTCGGCCTCCGGCCGAACGGATCACCATCGCGCGGGCACAGCAGCGCGCCTTCAGGCGCGCAGCAGCCGGCCTTCAGGCCGGCGAGGGGAGGCCAACAGGCCTCATGCTCCCCCCTTCCGCCGTACCGCCCCCGGAGGGGGCTGGCGGGAGAGCGGACGGTGTGGTGCAGGGGGGAGGCGAAGCCTCCACCCGTACGCACAGCAGTGCCCACTGTGGTGGGCACACCATGCGTGCGCTGAGGGCGCACAGCTGTGAGCGTGCGTCAGCACGCTCACCCATGGTGTG